ACTACAACCACAGAAACAACCTCTGTCTTTGGGCAATAATTTTATTTCTTAGCCCTGCAAAGGTTTTGGCAAATACTACTGTTGCCTCGCCGTCATCAAATGCTCAAGGGGTAGTGAATAACAACGCCACAATGATAACTCCCTCCAGTTTACCCCAGAATCGCTACAGTCAAGGAATTGTTTGTACCTCGCCCAGTTTGACCATAACTCCTTATTTAACAGATGCATGGAGCTTTAACAGGCCAATAGAGACAGTTACCAAACAAAACATCTATGACGAGGACACAGGGGCAATAAAATATATCCAAGAAACACCAAGATTTGAAAAAGATAATTACAACTTAAATTATGGAATATCTATGCAATTTAATATTCCTTTAGGTAAAGGTGGCGAGCTCTGCCAGAAAGCTGCAAGGGTAAATATTGAAGCTCAAGAGTTATTAATCAAAAAAACTAAATTAGAAATGGCCTTATATAGATTAGAGGTATGCTCAAAAATGGCTCAGAGTGGAGCAGTCCTAGTAGGCAAACACGCAGTCACTTGTGAAGATGTAAGGATTATTGCTAAACCAAACCAAGTATTGCCTCATACTCATAAAATTGAGAAAAAACAATAAAAAAGTCCTTTCAGATTGACCTGTAAAGGGCTTGAAAAATCTTTTGCTTATGTTTATACCTTATCTTTTTTAGAAAAACGCTTGCTTATATTTTTTATAGCAGCCTTCGCAGCCCCTTGTATCAGAGGGACAAGAGCCGCAGACCCACCAGCGACCAGACCAATAGCAGCAGTAGAAATGAGTACCTCAGGTGTGCCAATAAAAGTTTCTCGAAATGGTACGTCCTCATAAAGCGTAATGCACTCTGTTTTGTCTGAGGATAACTTATGTCCTACTACTCTTTCAATGCGTTTTGCGTTTCTGTAATCTCCCACTTTTTGTTCCTTATTACTAGGACATTCTGGGATTACTAACTCTTCTTTTTTATTTTCTGGTGTTTTAGTTTCTGGAATATCTGCCTCTGGCATAGGTGGGGCATCATTTGTAATCGGCAAATCTTCAGTAATTACTAACTGATCTGGTCTGTAATCAATAGGGTAAAAGCTAGGAAAAACAGATTCACCACAGGTCAGAAACACTCCGTTTGGATCATCAAGCAAAAGCTGTGTGTTTCCAGTATTTTTTATATCTCTATGTTGATAAGTACAACCAACAACATCTATTTCAAGATTTGTTATTACAGGCAATACAGGGTCAGGCTTGTATATCTCAGGAATATAGACCTCTGGAACATTAATTTGTCTGATACCTATTTCTGGTATCTCCATCAACTTTTGGGCTTTATATATTCTGGAACTGTTGGCCCTGTCATATCTGGCAAAGCATTGTCTAAGACCTTTGGCATCATACCTTGTACATTATCTAACACCTCATTCATTACTCTTGCTTTGAATTGTTCAGAAGTAACAAAGCGGTAAGCGTAGTATGAACCGCCTAACATTGACAAGGTTAGAAAAAGCGACAACAATGAGGCTATCTGACAAATTTTTTGAAACATAATGCTTAGAGAAATTTTAAGTAAATTGGCTATGCCTTTGACTTTGATGACACTTTTTCTGATTCTTGGGTTGATGCCTCTGTATCTGATGGCTGGTTTGATTCGGGTACAGCTTGAGTCTCAAGAATCTGCTGTTCCAAAATCTTCATTGCACCATTAGTTTCGTGCAAAGCAATCCATAGTTGCTCTCTTTGCTGTGCAAGCTGTTGTAATCTTTCTTGTAAGTTCATAATTTAGTAGAGTTTTTTACCAGCAGTGATAGCAGCATCTATGTCTGTAAAAGATTCACTTCCCCAAATAGATGTCGTTCCATCAGTCTTTTTATAAGCCTTGATAATTTCAAGATGCTCTACATTACGCTTGATCTTGTCTTTATATTCATCATCAGTTTCATCTGATGTTTTAGCAGTACCGATAACAGTTACGCTATCGCCAGCAGCAGAGTAGATTGCTGCGATTTCATCTGCGGTTCTTTCTTCCATGATAAAAAAGTAGTTGTTTACAGTTTACCCTGCTTCGAGGGCTGTGACTTTTACGGATAACTCTTTTATAGCATTAACAAGTATTGGTACGAGTCTTTCGTATTTCATACCATAGCTCATTCCATCATCTGTAAGGTTTACAACTAAAGAATCATCATTTGATGAACCATAACCATTTGCTTGTTCAACTGCAAGTGCTTCCTGTGCTAAGAATCCAATGTGTTTTTTACTTCTTTTCTTTGATCCGTCTGGTGTTCCGAAAGGTTCTGCATCTGTTCCGTACCATGTTCTTCTATCCCATCTGTAAGTTACAGGTCTTAATGCTTTAATCCAATCTAAACCGATATTAAAACTCTCTACATCTGTTTTATCTCTTGAATCAGAACTTGATATTGAAGTATCAGCACAGAATAGATTTGATATATTGTTGTCTCCTAAAACAACATTATTATTACCTGTATCTATTTGACCAGAAGGAGAAGAGGCATTTCCAGCATCACCACCTATACATACGTTATTACCTCCACTTGTTATATTTCTACCTGCCCTCCAACCAAATGCTGTATTTTGAGTACCTGTACTATTTTCTAAAGTAAGTTGTCCAAAGGCACAACCTCTACTAACTGTGGTAGTTGTAGTTAAAGCACCAGATCCAACAGCAGTATTTTCAGTTCCTGTGGTATTTGATCCTAAAGCATCTTTACCAACAGCAGTGTTATTATCTGCGGTTGTGCTTGAAGCCAAAGCTTGATCTCCAACAGCAGTGTTATATTGACCTGTAGTATTGGTTGTTAAAGTTGAATATCCACAACCAGTATTACCTGCTGCCGTTGTATTAGCATCTAAAGAGTAAGCACCTACGGCTGTGTTTAAAGCTCCTGTTGTGTTTGCAAATAGAGCTTGACCACCTAATGCTGTATTGTTACTTGCAGTTGTGTTTGCTGATAAAGCCCTATCTCCAACAGCAGTGTTGTTATCGCCTGTAGTGCCAGCATCTAAACAATCTGTTCCTACAGCCGTGTTGAAATCTCCAGTAGTACTTACAAGCAGAGAGTGTTTACCAATAGCCACATTTGCAGTTCCAGTTGTATTTGCTCCTAATGCTGCATAGCCTAATGCTGTGTTGTTATGTGCAGTGGTGTTTGCATCTAAAGCATATCCACCTACAGCCACGTTCTGAGTTCCAGTTGTATTCGCTGCTAAAGCAAGATGTCCAACGGCTGAATTATCAGAAGCAGTTGTGTTTGCTCCTAATGAACCATAACCAAGAGCAGTTAAATGAGAACCTGTTGTATTAGCATCTAACGCACCAGAACCAACAGCTGCATTATCATCACCAGTTGTATTTTCTTCCAAAGCCCTCATTCCCACAGCAGTATTATTACTAGCAGTGTTCATCTGCAGTGCTTCATAACCGATAGCTACGTTAGCATCACCCGAAACATTGGTTGATAAAGCTTTAGCACCCACGGCTGTATTTACACCTCCAGTAGTGTTAGAACTTAAACAAAAAGAACCCACAGCAGTGTTTTCATCTGCTGTCGTATTAGCTCCTAATGCGTTATAACCAATTCCAGTGCTCAAATCGCCAGTTGTGTTACCATCCATCGCTTGAAAACCTACGGCAACATTGTTACCACCTGTCGTATTAACATCCATGCAACCATGACCTAGTGCAGTGTTATTACCTCCAGTTGTGTTTGCCACTAAAGACTGATAACCTAGGGCTGTATTGTTACTTGCGGTTGTATTATTTTCTAAAGCCGAAACACCTACGGCTACGTTACTTGCTCCAGTTGTGTTATCAAATAAAGAGGCATAACCAACAGCAACATTATTACTAGCCGTAGTATTATTTTTTAAAGCTTCAGTACCAAAAGCTGCGTTTGTAGCTCCAGTTGTGTTTGCTGATAATGCAAGATATCCTAAGCCAGTATTGTTCGAGGCAGTTGTATTTGCTTTTAAAGAACTTGCTCCTAAAGCGGTATTATTTGCACCTGTTGTGTTTGCTTCTAAAGCTGTATGTCCAATTCCCGTGTTGTTACTTGCAGTGGTGTTTGCACTTAAAGCTCCAACACCCATGGCACAGTTCAACCCACCAATAGTGTTTGCATCTAAAGCTAAAGATCCAACAGCGGTGTTTTGATCTCCAGTTGTGTTTTCTAGTAAGCATGTATAACCTACAGCAGTATTATTTGATGCAGTTGTGACTGTAGCTAAAGAACTTCTTCCTATTGATGTGTTATTTGTTCCAGAGGTTAAAGACGTTAAAGCTCTATTACCAATAGCAGTGTTATCTCCTCCAGAAACAGAAGCATCTAAAGCTAGTTCTCCAAGAACAGTGTTACCAGTAACAGAGTTTGCTCCTTTACCAATGTTTACACTATTTATTGTTCCATCAACTGCAAATGCTGGTGCGCCTGCAAGACTAAATAAATTTATATGAGCATTATTTGATGTATTTCTAAGCTGCATAATACTTGTATTTGTATTAGCAAAAAATTGACTTGCGTAATTTGTAGATGGTGCAGATGATCCAGAGTTGTTTGAAGATATTGCTAATAGTGCATTATTAATATCAGCCCTGACGTTAGCTCCAGTGGAGTTATCTATAACATAATCGTGTTGAGCCATTGTCTAGTACAATTTTTATTTAAGTATATCCTACTTTAAAATTAACTACCACGCCCGAATCCTGTTGCAGCATATTTGAAATTTCTGTTAACATGACTTGATCCATTCTTCACATCAATATCAAAACCTGTCGAGCTAATACTGGACAATGCAAAGAAATCACCTGATTGTGCGTTTTCTATTGTTATTCCAATTGATGGCAAAACAGTGTTATCGGCAACGCCTGTTCCTGTAGAACCTGTAAAGAAACTATTTGTAAAAGTGACAGATTTAGTAGATGTTCCAGAAGCAATCAAACCATTTGTAGCTCCTGCATTACCAATACTTGTTTCTGTTCTGCTTTCTAATTCTGCTGTATATCCTAGTTGGTCTATTTCTATTGATTGTGCTGGGTCATCTGAGTCCATTTCGCATCTAAATTTAAAACCTCTAGCAACATAAACCCCATTAACAAAAGGATTAAATTGTGTAAAGTTTGCTCCATAAGTACAAGATGTTCCATCTGATATTGTGGCACTTGTGGCAGAAGTAATTGTAAATGTTGATGAACTAGGCACAGAAACAATTTCATAATTTCCATCAGTAGCACCACCAGCTGCAAAATCTATAACAACAAAATCTCCGACAGAATAACCATGTGCGGTTTTAGTTACTGTAATAGTTGTACCGCTTTGCCCATAAGTTACACCTGATGAAACAGTTAAATCAGGATCAAGGTCAGTAGTAGCAACAAGTAAAGATGCACCAACATCAAAGGCAGTAGCTGCATCGAAATCTGTCCAAGTATCTATATTTGCTGTTCTTCTATCAAACAGGTCATTAGGATAAAAACCCTGAGTAACAAAATGTCTGCGTAATCTTAATGGCTGTTTACCACCTAAATCTAAAGTGTTCGCAAACTCATATGAACCACCAGTTATATCAACAGCACCAATAAAATCAAAGTCTGCTATAGAATCAAAGTCTGACTCATCATCAAGTGTTACAAGTGAACCAAGAACAAGCCCATTAACATCATCTGAAAAAAAACAATCTACTTTTGCACCAGCAAAGGGTGGTGAGTCTGTATCTTCTCTGTCCTCTAAAACAACTAGTTTAGGTAATGTGTCAGGGACTGTCTGTAGCATAGTAACAGTGGCATCACCAGAACTTAAACGACCTCCATCGTCTTTAAATTTTAAGTGATATGTGCCATTTACTATGTTTGGCACAATCGACTCACTGACGTTACCAGAAAGTGCAGGTAAAACGTCAACAGAATTAGTAAAAGTTGAGCCAGTTGTTAGGTTAGAACTCCTAATAACCACGTTTCCACCATGCAAAACATCAACATCTGTTGATTTATCAAAACGTAGTCGTACAAACTGATCTGACAAAGGTTCTATTTTTACATTTTGTACATCTGCTGGCACAGCTGTTTTACCAACAGCATTAAAAGTTAAAGTTGTTGGAATTGTACTAGGTTCACCTAAAGCGTTATAACTAAAAACTTCAAATTTATATTCACCAAGTTCTGAGTCAAATATCTCAAAAGTAGGTGCTGTAACTCTTTGTGTAATAACATTACCATTATTAAATTGATATTTAAGTGAATATTCAGTGACCCCAGAAACAGGTTGCCAACTTGCGACTAATTTACTTACAGCCCTGTTGCCTAATACAACAATTAATTCCTCTGCTGATAAGTTACTAGGAGCAGCTTTAGGTTGCAATAAAGTTGTTATTTGTGGCACTGTTATAGATGCACCATCTTCAACAAAAGCATATTTACTAGAATTATGAAACATTGCATTAACAGTAAAAGTATTATTTTCTTCAGTAACAGACAAAACTCTGAAATCTTCAGTTTCTGTAGTTGCTCTTAATAATAACCAAACACTAAAAGCTTGAGGAGCAGAGGTAAAAGCACTAGATACAGTAATGACACTTTCTGTTATATCTGAAACTGTCTTTGTCTCCATTGTTCCATCTGTCAAAATTACAGATAATTGATCTCCAGTACTATGTGATGTAGGTAAATCTTTAGTATTATCAACTGTTATTTGTGTTGTTGTTGCAGTTTTTATTCTTCCTGATCTTCTTAAACCACTGCGGACAGGGTCTTGAACAGTAATAATTTGATTTGGTCTTATTAAAGAACCAGCATCAGCAGTAGTTGTAAAAGCAACAGTTTCAGTTTCATTATTTTGTGTAAACAAATGCCATAAACCAGTTCTTCTTGCTTGTGCTTGATTATTACAACCTACTGCCTCTATATTTTTAACTACTACACCATATTTTGATTGATTGGCTGCTGTATCCTCAACAGTTTCATATTCAAATGATCTTGTTTCATTACTAAAATATTTGACATTAATAACAGTATCCTTTGTTCTTTGACTTGCCCCAGTATATACAAAACCATCTTCAGTAATATTGGCATAAGAAAAGAAATAAGTGCTTGTTGTTGGTCTATCTTGGCAAAGAGTTATTACACCATCATCAATGTATAAGCTACCTCTCATAATAGAAGCAATCCTATCTAACAAAGTATATGCGTTTGTACTTCTTTGAATTACAATATTGCAACTAAATCTTGGGGCTGTACCACCCTCGCCATCATTGATTAACTCTGAATTATAGACAGAGGCATTATAAAAAGAATATTTATCGACCTCTGTTTCAGCTACAAAATTTCCAAAACCAGCAACAGATTCAGTGAGAATATCATACAAAACCCATGCAGGATCATTGCAATATTCTTTATCTGTTTTTAAAGTGCCATTAAAATCTCCACTAAATGATAAAGAACCATCTGCTCTAACAGTTGAGTTATGTGGAATTTTTACAAGACGGCCTCTTACCCTATACATTCGCTGTGGGACTGCTCTAAAAATTTCAGCATCAAACCTAACTGCTGCATAAGCCGTATTTAAATAAGTTGGACTATCAAAGACTAATTCAGTTAAAGTCGTAAATTCAAAAGCATTTGCAAGTTTTGCATCTGAACTGTCATCAGTAATTCTTGAAACTTGTACAGTAACTGGGAAATCAGAATCAGCTAAATCTTCAGGAAAAACAATTATATGATCTTTAAAATATGGAGAAGTACTTTTACCAGTAACTCGACCTCCACCAGTATGAATAGAGCGATCAAGTCCTGTTAAATTTGATGTTCTATTAATTTTTTTTATTAAAGTATTTGCCTGATTTCTAACTTCGATTTCATATTCTACAGTAGTCCCTTTAATATTTCCATCATCTTCAATTTCTTGTAATCTAGGAAAGCCAATAGTTACTCTTACTCCCTCTGTTGAAGTGTCGGTGATAGTAACTGTTTGAGATTGGGATTGTGTTACTGTTACACCTACAGTTCTATCTCTTTCTGTTTCTACAAGTCCTTGTATTTTTGTCTGGTCTGAAGTGCCAAGCCTTGAAAAAAAAGATGGGGCATTAGCTTCACTTGTACCAAAATTAAAATCATTAATATCTGGGTCTGTATTACTAGCACCATCTCTTAAAACTTGTGTACCATTAAGAAATAAATCTTTAAGACTTGCTATCCGATAAGGCGTAGTCCCATGTGTTAACCCTGCATCTATAGCAGAAGGGAAACCAGCTATTTGACCTTCCCCAATAACGTCCACTAGAGTTACAAACTGCCTTGAACCTATATCTCCATCTTTCATGGTGGAGTCAAAGTAAGAAGTGGCAGTTGCCCCAAGCTGTTTCATCTCATGTTGGCCAGACTGAGATAAACTGTTTGCTCCTAAATTACTTGGTAGAACCATAATTAACTCTTAAATACTGGGGCAGTGTCAGTACCAGAACTGACAACTATTGAGCCAGTAAAAACCTCTCCATAAATTAGAGGTATGCAAACACCACTTCGAGATACGTTTTGAATACCACTAAATGAAAAATTTACTCTTGAATCTGTTTCACTAAGAGCAGCAGTTGTGTCACCAATACTAGGTTGTTGGGGTGGAAATAGCATATTTGTAACTCCACTTACAGCCATTGATATACCTGTTGATACTAAAACACTACCAAGAGTTGCAAGAATAGTTATACCTGATGCAGCAGCAGCAGCACCACCTCCAATCAATGCAGCAGCAACCCAAAACCAAGCCCCAGAAACAATAGGAATCATTCTTATTTCTCCTTCACTTTTTATCAATAAATCTTCTTTAGTTTTTATAACATCGTTGTTTATAGTTATTCGATACATATTCTCAGCTAAATGCGGTTCAACATCTGGATAGTTACAAGCAATATACTTATATACGTCTTTCATGGTTTTTACATCAGCATAATTAACGTGCCAGCCAACTAACTCAGCTAACCTTCCATAAACTTTTATTTTTCTTAAACCTTTTTCATCTTCCCTCCTTTCTCTGTCTATAAATTTATCTTTCGTAAGCATTGGTTTGTGTAGTTTAGGTTTTAATTCTTGCATTTCATTATTTTCTGGATCAAAAATAAACCAAGATAAGCCAAGAAAATCACAATTTTTAATATCTTCTTCTGATGCAGTTAAATCACCATTCGGGTGAGAGTGACAAATGTGCAAAACAGTTCCAATTTCCTCAGCCTTCGCCCAATCTTCAGGGTCTATTGTAAAACTATTTGCACCTTCAATAGCTATATTTCTACAGGGGAAATATTCCTCTATGCCATCTTTATCAATAACCAGACCACAAGACTCATCTGGTAATGTTTCTTTTGCGTGTGATAACGCTTGTTCTTCCCAGTTGTTCATACAAAAGTACCTACTGAAGGAAATTCTTTTCTTGTTATTATTCTTTTAGGTGCTGATCTATTCTCTAAATCTAAAGCAGACGCACATTCAAATTCTACAAAATCTTTACTTTCTACAGTTTTTCTATCAATGAAAAATGTCTGATTTTCATAAGTATTATTGGCTGGTGTTCCAAATGGATTAGTGCCTGATTCAAAATTTGCATTATCTAAAAATTTTAGTAATGTAACTTTTCTAATAAACTTTGCACCATTTAGCCCATTTTTTGGTGTTGTTAGATTTGCAGTAGTCATTAATGCTGTTACATTTGAAAATAAGTTACTTATTCTTACAGTTGGTCTAGGTCTGGTAGTTCTTGTCTGTGCATATTCAAAGCCGTTAGCCTCTATTGGTATTCTTGTATAACTTGAACCTTGAAAAACAACATTGTAAGTTGTATTCATGTTTATGCCATTATGAAACCTTTTGACATCGCTACTGCCATGCAATGCAGAAACCAGATGTATTTCAAACAGTTCTATCTTGGCACTTGGATTTGCTTTTTGTAATTCTTCAGTAGGTATAGCCATTAGGGTTCAAAGACCTCCCTAAAAGTACAATTTAATGTTGCTCTGTTTGCGTATGGTATTGTTTTTGACCAAGTTTCACAGACAAAATTAGCTGTACCAGTTTTTGTTACAGTACAATCACCAGAATTTGTTGCACTACTTCCAGCAGTTATTACAAATACATTGGCACTTGTTAATGAGACAACTGAGAATGTACCATCTGAAGCACTGCCAGAGGTAAAATCTACAGTTATAGAATCGTTTGCAAATAGTTGGTGGTCAGTTACAGTTACAGTTATTGTCGTGCCACTTTGTGAATAAGTCCCTGTTTTAACAGTAGTTTGGTTAGGTGGTGTATAAGTAAATGATGCTTGATCCAAAGCTCTCTCATTTAAAAAGTACTCAATCTCATCGCTTTCTGTTTCTGAAATATTGTTGAAAACAAGATTATAAACTTTACCATTTTTGTGTGCTGCAATACCTATAAGTTGACGTTGTTCAAAGCCGTCCATAAAGCTTACTCTTTTAACTTTTGGCTGACTTCTTTTGGAAATCCCGTAAGCTGGTTGAACTGTTGTTGGAAATGCTGCCATAGTTATGCGTTAGATAAAAGACCGCCAGCCCGTTTTTGGTTAGCTAGTTCAGTTTGAATAGCTGCTGCTAATACTTTACCAAACTCATTAGCTTGTCCATCATTACCTTGAACTTCAGTACCAGACGCGTCTACATTTATTGTTACTACATTAGTGACGCTATTGCCACCACCAATCTGACTATTAGGAATAACAGTACCACCTTTAGAACCCATTTGTAGTAATTCTGGTCCACGTTCACCGACTACATAAGCACCACCAGCAGATACTGAGCCACCTCTTTCTTTACCGCCTCCAAACAATCCACCTAAGAAACCGCCAAAACCTTTACCCCCACTTAAAGCATTTCCGATACCACTTAAAGCTTTGTTTAAAGCAAGTTTTATTAGTTGTTGTTGTAAGTTACCTAGTACATTTCTCATTGCATCGCCAAAAGATTTAGCACCAGTAATAGCATCTGTAAGGTTATTTATTAAATCATTTCTTACAGATTCTCCTATCTTTTTAAAAGTTTCTTGTAATTTTTCAGCCTCTTCTCTTGCTCTTTTTTCGGCTGGAGTTAGTGCTTCGACACTTTTTTTAATATTTCCATTAGTTGTAACAATATTATTTTTTGCATCTAATTGTTTATTGTTTTCTTCTGTTATTAGTTTTTCAAGTTCAAAATATTCAATAGTTCCTTCTTTTAACTCTCCTAGTTTTTCTTTTAAAGCTTTAAATGGATTTGAAAACTTTGGTATTGCTATATCTAAATTAAGTTTTGGTAGTTCTAGACCACCAAGCAATTTTTTTAATGGTTCTGGAATAATATCAATAAGTTTCTGAAAAGCTGTTCTAAAAAATTTGACTATATTTGTGGCAACATTTCCAACAGATTTTTGAAGTCCTTGAAAAAATTTAACAACAGGCTCTGAAGCTTTTAAGAACCCTTCTATAATTTTCTTTTGTAATTGAATTACATTTCTGATAGATACTGCAATGACTTGACCAATAACTTTTCCTACAAACTCAGCTTTTCCAGTTACCTCTGTTATTGCTTCTTTAATCGCTATCCAGCCTTGTTCTAAATTAAATAAAACATTTGTTGCTTCTATTCCTAACGCTTCTCCAATAACTGTACCTATTTGCTTGACAATCCCCACTAACATTCTTATTGGAGCCATAGTGATTTCAAATGCACTCTTCAAAGCTTCTACTGTGACAGCAGCAATTTTGAGAGAATCTCTTAAAACTATTCCTATTTCAGAACCTTCTGTTGTTAGATTTGTAAATGCAGAGCCTAATCTTGTCAGTTGTCCTTGAATTGTATTTTGTGCTTCAAATGCAGCTTTGGCCGCAGTGCCTTGAGCATTTGCTTGATTTTCTAAGTTTTGATTGAAAGAAACTAGCTGATCATTTAACAAAGGTAATATTGCTGTTCTTGCTTCAACAGATCCAAAGAATTGAGCAAGAGTTTCTTCGCTGGCTCCACCTTTTGCAACAAGTTCTTCTAATACTCCTCCTAATCCTTTTGTACTTAAAGCCGTAGCACTAAAATCTATACCTAATTTTTCAGCCGCTTTAGCTGCCTCACTGGTCGGCTTTTGTATCGCAGCAATAACTTGTCGTAATCCAGCAAAGGTTGATTCAACAGGAACACCAGTTGCAGTGACAGTAGATATTGCAGCATTAAGTTCATCTATCCCAACACCAGCACCAGCCGCTATAGGTGCTAAACGACCTATTTGCTGTGCATATTGATCAACAACAATTTTACCATCATTCTGTGTTTGTATAAATCCATCAACTAACTTAGCCGCCTGATCTGAACTTAGACCATAAGCATTAAGAACAGAGGTTGTTGCATCAGCAACAGTCGCTAACTCAGAAAATCCACCAGTCGCACCTAACTGTGATGCCTTTAATACATCTGTTAGTTCAGCAGTCTCACCAAAACCAGCAGACGCTACATCATAAGACGCTGATAGTAATTGCAAAGTAGAGGCCTGTCCACTTAGTTCGTTTGATAATGTTGCAAGTTTTGGCTTTAAAGCGTCAGCATCTACTCCAAGAGTTTTAATTTTTGCAGTAGCAAAATCAGCAGCCGCTAAATTTTGAAAAACTTTACCAAGTGCTGCAACAGCAGTAGTAATTCCAAATATAAAACCTAAAGATGATTTTATTGCATTGCCTAAAACTTTAACTCCACCGCCAGCCGCTACTGCCCCTGCCCCTGTTGCTCGCAACCCTGAGGGTAATAGTTGCAAGCTACCAGATGTAGCTTTTAACTTTCCACTTGTACCGCTTATTGTTGTATTAAATTTCTTTGACTGAGCATCAACATTCCTTAACGCTGTGACAGCTTGTGTGGCATTAACTCTTAGTTCTACATTAGAAACTGCCACGACTAAACAATAACTCCTTTAACTATATCTTGATTTACGCTTGATTGCATCTGCTTCTTTTTTTTCTCTATCATACTTTAATTCATAATATCCAGCAAAAAATATCAACTCTTCTTCAGTGAGTTGTGTTCTCAATTCACTAACTGTCTTACCTAATTCTGTTGCAAGGAAAAACTCAAAATTTAACCAGTTATCCCCCTTTAAGATTCCTTTACGTTA